ATCTAAGTTTGATGGTATGCAACTTCCAGGCGGCGTTACAATTAATGCTCAAAAGATTATGGAAGAAGCTAAAGACGAACAAGAAGCTTTAGAACAAGCACTGATCGATTCATACTCATTACCACCAGACTTCTGCGTAGGATAACATGGGTCGTAACGTATTCTTTAACCACGCCGTAAAATCGGAACAAAACCTTTATGAAGACTTGATCATCGAGTCCATGGAGGTCTTTGGTCTAAGCGTGTATTATATCCCTCGTCATATTAATAAACTTGACAATATCATGAATGAAGATATTGCAAGTTCGTTCGGTGACGCTTACATGATCACAATGTATCTTGAAGATTTAGATAGTGGATACGGCGGTGAACAAACGTTAATGTCTAAGTTTGGTCTTGAAATTAGAGACACGTCTAACTGGGTTGTTGCTAAGAAAACTTGGTCGACCAAATGAAGGTGACTTAATCTACATCCCAATGACTGGTTCATTCCATGAAATCAAGTTTGTTGAACACGAGTCACCATTTTACCAATTGGGCAATTTGTTTGTTTACAAGCTTCAATGTGAAACATTCGAATATGCTAATGAGAAGTTTGATACAGGTGTTGAAGAGATCGATGGTATTGAAGATACATATGCATTCTCTCAATCAATGCTTATCTCTGACGGTAATGGAATTCAATTCTTACCTGAAGAAGATTTACGTCAAATGGTTGGTTACAATGAAGATGGTACACCATCGTACGTCTATGGTAATATTGGCGAAGTAGATTACATCTCTGCAATCTCAGCTAATGTCATGGTCAACCAAATTCGTGCATCAAGCGGTATTGCTAGATTCTTTGTACCATCAGGTTCAAATACAAATATGCGACTAGAAGGTTTAACCTCTGGCGCAATCTGGGGTATCGCTACAGTTACTAATACTCAGACATTACCTAACGATCCTGATGCAGATAACTTATCGTTTGAAACTGAAGGCGATTTAATCTTAGACTTCACGGAAACAAATCCATTTGGTGAACCAGGCGCAATCTTTGCTAACCTTTCATCAATGAATACATATATTACACCAACGTTTGACGAGTTAGCATTAACAATGGACTCAACAGCGTTTACTATGGACCAACAGGCATAACATGGCAAAGAAAAATATTGGCTTAGGCACAACAGCAAACGATCACGCTGGCGATTCACTACGAGTTGCTGGTGGTAAGATTAACGATAACTTTACAGAACTATATGATGCATTAGGTGTTAATGGTTCTTTGACTATTGCTACAGTCGCAAAGACTGGTGCATATTCTGATTTGAGTGGTAAACCACCTACAGCTCCAGCATTAGTGCCAGTTCCATTAAGTGCAACTGCGACTGGTGTTATTGGTCAAGTTTCATTTGACCAAAATTATTTTTATGTTTGCACAAACGCAAATACTTGGAAGCGTGTTGCAATCGCAGCATGGTAATATAAATGTTCGGTCAATACTTCTACCATTCGCACATTAGAAAGACTGTATCAGTATTTGGTACACTCTTCAATAACATTGTCGTTCAACATAAAGAGGCGAGTGGTAGTGTTGTCAATAACATTAAGGTACCATTGTCATATGGCCCAAGACAAAAGTTCTTAACACGTCTATTTGAAGAACCAGATTTGAACGCACCAGAGGTAGCTATTCGTTTACCTCGTATGTCTTTTGAATTAACTGGTATGACATATGATACTTCTGTTAAATTGAACAAGATGAATACTATTGCTACACCAAGTATTCATGGTCAAAGCACTATTAGAAATCCTGTTCCATACATCATGAACTTCACTCTTAGTGTTTATGCTAAGAATCAAGATGATGCTCTTCAAATTGTTGAACAGATCATACCATACTTCAATCCAGAGTATGTAGTAACTATTAAAGAGATTCCAGAATTAGGAATCACACGTGACATCCCTGTCGTACTTCAATCTGTAACATACTCAGATGATTATGAAGGTGATTTTTCTACACGTCGTGTATTGATCTACACATTAGATTTTTCAATGAAGACATTCTTCTATGGACCAACTAATCTTGATCAAGGTGTTATTAAAGACGCTATTATTAATGTTCGTGATTATGACAATTACGGCATGACACAAAAGATTGAAACTGTGGTTAATCCATTAGGTGCTGCCAAAGATGGCACCTATACAATTGAACAAACTGTTACTGACTTTGGCTTTTAAATTGCAATGATGAGATTATGAAACCTATAGATAATACAAACAAACGAGTTAAGATAGCAGACGCCCTCTCTAAGAATTTGCCAAGTGTGGCAGATCAAAATTCCCTTCAGACGGTCGATCACTTGCAAGACGACTATGATTCCTCAAGGGAGACATATAAAGAGCTTATCGACAAGGGCAATGAAGCTATTGATTTGATGATGGAACTCGCAAGAGATTCTCAACATCCTCGTGCATTTGAAGTTTTAGCTACACTGTTGAAGACTCAGTCTGACAACAATGATAAGCTATTGGAACTTCAAAAGCGTGTAAAAGATTTGCGTACTCCTGCAAAGGGATCGCAATCTACAACTTCCGGCGCCGCAACGGTGACGAATAATAATGTATTTGTAGGATCTACTACAGACCTACAACGATTTATTCTAGATCAGAATAAAGGTAAGGTGATAGACATTGACAACGCCAACACAAAGTCTTAAAAATAGCGAGTTCGGTTATAATGGTAACCCACTCGTCAAGCGCGATGGTGTTGAACAATCATTTACATCCCAGGAACTAAGCGAATACATACGCTGCATGAATGATCCAGCGTACTTCGCTCGCACGTACGTCAAAGTTATTAACCTTGACCGAGGTTTAGTTCCATTCGACTTGTATCCATACCAAGAGAAGATGTTCGACCATTTTAATAATAGTCGATTCTCTATTGTACTTGCTTGTCGTCAATCAGGTAAATCTATTTCATCTGTTGTGTATTTGTTATGGTACGCAATCTTTAAACCTGAACAGACAATTGCTGTGTTAGCGAACAAGGGTTCAACTGCACAGGAAATGATCTCACGTATCACATTGGCTTTAGAAAACCTTCCGTTCTTCTTACAACCAGGATGTAAAACACTAAACAAAAAATCAATTGAGTTCTCAAACAACTTCTGGTTCTTCTATTCGTGGTATGTCTGTTAACTTATTGTTCCTTGACGAATTTGCATTCGTTGATAATGATGCTAGATTCTATACATCTACATACCCAGTAGTTACATCAGGTAAGACTACTCGAGTTATCATTACATCAACTGCTAATGGTCTTGGTAATGTCTTCCATAAAATCTGGGAAGGTGCTGTTCAAGGTACTAACGACTATAAACCATTCCGTGTTGATTGGTGGGACGTTCCTGGACGTGATGCTGCATGGAAAGCTCAAACAGTTGCTAACACATCTGAACTTCAGTTTGACCAAGAATTTGGTAATAACTTCCATGGCACAGGCAATACATTAATTAATGCTAACACACTATTGAGATTAAAGGCTAAGCAACCTATCTACTCAATGAATGGTGTTAACGTATATGAGTCACCAATCAAATCATATTCTGATGAAGAATCTAAAGAGACTTACCCAGATCATAATTACATGATGTTTGTTGACGTTGCTAAAGGGCGCGGCCAAGATTACTCTACTTTCAACATCATAGATATTACTACTCGTCCATTTAGACAGGTAGTAACATATAGAGATAACATGGTGTCTCCACTTCTATTCCCAGACGTGATTCACAAATATGCTAAGATCTATAATAATGCTTTAGTTGTTATTGAGAATAACGATCAGGGTTCAGTTGTTTGTAATGGTCTTTATTACGATCTTGAGTATGAAAATGTATTTGCCACTTCATCAGTTAAGTCTGATGGAATTGGTGTTTTCATGGACAAGAAAGTTAAGCGTATTGGTTGCTCAAACATGAAAGACTTAGTTGAGCAAAATAAACTAGAAATCGTTGATGCAGAAACAATTGTGGAAGCATCAGTGTTTGTGGCTAAGGGTCAATCATATGAAGCTACAGATGGTATGCATGATGACTTGATTATGAACCTAGTTTTATTTGGCTGGTTTGCAGCTACACCAATGTTTAACGAAGCAATGGATTCAAACATGAGAAGTTTGATCTATGCTCAACAAGCAAAGCAAATTGAAGATGAAGTACTTCCATTTGGTTTCATCAGTGATGGCCAAGAAGAGGAAGTTATTATTGATGACACTGGCCAACGTTGGCGAGAATTTCCGGGACTAAACTAATGTTTACATACATTCTATTCGCAGCAGCATTTATTATTTCAGGTGTTGCTGAATATTACTCTATTGCAGGTTTGGTAGCAATCTTTGCTTCACAGCCAATTGCAGCTATCGTCATGGGTGCTGCTTTAGGTGTTGGTAAGCTTGTCGCTGCCTCTTGGGTTTATCGTAATTGGACAACTGCACCAAAGATTCTAATCGTCTATTTCACGTCTGCTGTAGTTATCCTTTCGTTGATTACCTCAATGGGTATCTTTGGTTATTTGTCTAAGGCACACTTAGATCAATCTGTTGTGATTGGTGGATCTGCTGACAAAGTACGTTTACTTGATGAAAAGATTAAAAATGAAAAAGAGAATATCGCTACAGCAAAGCAAGCTATCAAACAAATGGATGCGGGAGTGGAGCAAATATTGGGCCGCTCAACAGATGAAAAAGGTGCCACAAACGCTATGGCTTTTAGAAGGTCCCAGCAGAAAGAGCGTCAACGCTTGGTTGATGAAGTCGAAGCCGCACAGAAGAAGATTGGGTTACTCAACGAGGAGAGAGCACCTCTTGCCGCCGATCTTTCTAAGATTGAAGCCGAGGTTGGTCCAATCAAGTATGTTGCAGAACTTGTCTATGGTGCAAGCAGCGAAGAAGTTATTGGTAAAGCCGTTAGGTTAATGATCATCTTAATCATCTGTGTATTTGACCCAATGGCAATCTTATTGCTTATTGCAGGTAACATGGAGATGAAGAAGAAACAAACAAAACAATGGGATGACTTCTTTAAGATGCAACCTATTGAAGAACCTGAGATTGTTGAAGTTAATCATGAACCAATTTATAACATTAAACCTATTGAGGAAGCAGATCCTGAGGTTAGAATTGTTAAGATGGAAAAATTATAAATATAGCTAAGAAGTGAATATTCTTATTATGGTTCATATTATGCTCTCAACAACACATCATCAACTAAAATCGAGGTAGAGAACAATGGCTTTTCAAGTTTCTCCAGGCGTACAAGTACGCGAAATCGATCTTACAAACGTGGTACCTGCTGTCTCTACTTCAATTGGAGCTACAGTTATT